CAAACGGCGTTGCTCCAAATGTGACAGATGAGATCATGCGGGTGTTTCTTGACACGCTGCCTGAATCATCGTTCGCGCAGTCGTTCCGCAAACGCTTGGGTACGCTGGGCTTCATGACCGATGCGTCGGAAGTGTTCTACAAAAAGTCCATGAGCATGGCGCATCAGCTCGCCAATCTTGAGTACAGCGCCAAGATGTACAAGCTGCGGGATCGAATGGAGGAACACGTTAAAAAGCAAACGGAAAACGAACAGACGCGGATGGTGTTTGACGTGTTGGATGGGCACATCAAATCAATGGTGTCGCCTAACATCTCTCCGTTTGCTAAAGCGGCAACTTCTACCGCGTTTGGGTTTACGCTGGGCTTCAATATATCGTCGGCGCTGGTCAACACCACACAGTTACCGCTGGTCATCATGCCGTATCTGGGCGGGCAATACGGCTACGGCCAAGCAAACAAGGCAATCGGTGCAGCAACACGATTGTTTTTTGGCAGCGGTCTGAAGCGCAAGGCAAAGACCGTAGGCGGAGGTGACCCGGCAGAACTCAAAGCGGGATACTCAATCGACAACTATCCATATCTTGACTTTGACAAGGCAGTCGAAGCGCATGTCAAACGCTTTGGGCGGCAACCGACTGAAGCTGAGCGGCTCAAGATGGCGGAGAAGTTGGGAATGTCGCCAGACATCCTTGAGATGCGTGAGCTTTCTGATCTGGCAAGTTCGTATGGGCTGTTGAGTCGTTCCATGACCAGCGACGTGCTTGAATCGGGCACCGCTGATTCTCCGTTAGCCAAAGTCAACGCATGGTCGGGGTTTGTGTTTCACCACGGCGAACGGATGAACCGGCAGATTTCACTGATCGCGGCGTACCGGCTTGAGCTTGACCGGATGCGTAAAGAAAACCCCAAGCTGACCGCTGAAGATCGTGAAGCGGCTGCACGTAAGGCAGTGGAGTTGACTGAACTTTTGAACGGTGGAGCCTCTGCCAACAGTGCGCCGTTGCTTGCTAAGAACTCACTAGGCAAAATGGTTTTCATGTACAAGCGATACGGCGTATCGATGTACTACATGCTGTTCAAGACAACGCGGGATGCCATCGCATCAGAAGACAAAGACGTACGAGCAGCGGCCAAACGTCAGATTGCCGGGGTCTATGGGATGTCCGCTTTGCTGGCCGGAGTTCAAGGCGTGCCAATGTTTGGCATCCTAGCGGCGCTCTATAACTTGTTTTTGAAAGAAGACGACGAAGACGATTTCGAAACGTCCGTTCGGAAGTACACGAGTGAGGGCCTGTTCAACGGTGCACTCAACTACCTGACCGGCACTGCGATTGCCAGCCGGATCGGTCTGACCGACCTGCTTTTTCACAGCACCGGCTATCGCAGCCAAGACAACGAGATCCTTAGCTTCTTGCAGTTGGTCGGGGGTCCGGTGTACGGCGTGGCGGATCGCATGATACGCGGCGCAAAACTTATCTCGGAGGGGGAAGTTCAGCGTGGGCTGGAGCAGGTGGTGCCTGCGGCAGCGGGTAATGTAATGAAGGGCTACCGCTTTGCAAGCGAGGGCGCCAACACCCTACGTGGCGATCCGATTGTTGGCGACATTGGCGTAGGGCACTCCTTGGCGCAAGCCTTCGGGTTCGCTCCTGCGGAGTACATTCGTCAGTTGGAAGTCAACGCCGTTGAGAAGAACATTGAGCGCAGCGTACTTGAGAAGCGTACAAAGCTGCTCAAACAGTTCTACGTGGCGACCCGCATGGGAGACTCTGAGGGTGCGTCAGAGTACATGCAAGACTTGTTGAAGATGAATGTGAAGCGCCCGGGGCTTGTCACTGCCGAAACTATTTTGAATTCAATGGCTCAGCACATGCGCACGTCGGCAACGATGTACCACGGCATCACGTTGAACAAGCTGTTGCGCGATGAGTTGTTGCGCAACGCGGCGGAGTTTGACCGGGATGTCTCGATCTTCAGCGAGGATTAAAAAAGAACCCCCGGGCAAGCCGGGGGCAACCATTCCCTGAAGGAGAACCATGAAGCAGATTTCATGGTATCACAGGATGCGCCAAAAGCGTACCCCCCACCTACCCCCTTCTATGTGAATGCGGCATTCCCACACCCAATCGTGGCGGGAAGCGATCTCATGCACCTGCCGCACGCACTCCACACTGTTAATGCACGGGACGAACAGCGACGCCCCGGGCACAAACTTATCCCAATCGACCCGGATACAAACCCCGTCTGGTGCAAGGTCATGGAACCGTACTCTATTTTTGGAAAAGCGCGGCTGTTGTAGCCATAGCCTGTTCAGTTTCATCGTTCATGAATTCCGCGCAGTCAAGGACAAGTACATCGGTAGGCGGCAGGTTCATGGCGGTGCCTCGTGATAGCCGCATCTTGGCTTTGGTGGCTCTGGTGCGTCCGGTCTTCAACCCATCAACAAATCCAGCGTAGTTGATTTGCTGTGCCCCACACCACTCCTTGAGAGGTTTGGGGAGTAAATACAGCTTCTTCACGTCGTACTCGTACCGAGCAACAAATGTGTTGCCCCGAGGCGTAGCTTCCGGCACGATCAGATGATCAAGCCCGCTGGCTGCTTTGCGTGCATCATCGGTAGACTTGATACGCAAGATACTCCCGTAGTGTTCGGCCAAGTAGTTGGTGAGCACTTCTTCGGCATCTGCGTTCATCTCGCGCACGGTAGTCTGTGCAAGCCGCATCGCCCGCACCGACCACTCCACGATGGGTGCAATCTTCCAATCAATCAAATCGGCTTTCTTGGCTACCAACAACCCGGTTATGGTGCGAGACACCAGCGCAGACCAGAACCGATTCTCCGCCGACAGTTCCGCAAGCGCGTCAATCTTGCGTTGTGTGGCGTCTGCTAACTCTTTCACCGCCGCAAGATTGTTCATCACGTACTGAACGTAAGGCACACCGGCGTGGCCGTAGTTTTCCTTGACAGCGGTTGCAAACTCGTCTGTCTCTGACTTGGAAGAGAACGATACTTTCTCAACCCGGTATTCCAAGATCCGCTGCGCTTCAGCTTTAGGGAGTGCCTTGTACAGCGAGATACGCTCAATCATTGACGTGTTGCCGGTCGTGCCAAACAACGTTTTCCACGGCTTACCCCGCACCCTCTCGACGTTGCCTTTCGGCCCCATGCGGTTGCGCTGCAAACCACTTGGTAATTGATACGCCCAGTCTGACAAGTCTTGCGGCTTGGTGTTGGTCAGCTCGTCCATGTAGCAGGGCAAGTTCTTGTACACTTCAGCGCGGTTCATCTTTGCGTTGATCGTATCCCGTTCCTGCATCATCAACAGGTCAGGGTCGCCCCACACCGACGTGCCCGCCAACATGCCCGTGGTTTTGCCGTAGCCACTATCCTTGCTGTACATGTGAAACGCCGCTGCGTTGATGGGCTGAAACTCCATCAGCACGGCCCCAAACGATAAGCCCACCATAAACTGATGCGCTTCCATGCCGGGGCGGTTGTAGAACTTCATTGTCTCCTTCCAACCATCCAGCGTGCCTTTAGGCTGGAACCGAGGGAAAAGCCCTACCGTTGCACTGGACGGTGCATTGGCTTCGACACGATCTTTGTAGATGACCATGTTCCCTACAGCGAACGCTTCGCCTGTGTCATCCACCCACCCAAACTGTCGGCAGGCTTCTTCAGCCTCCGCCTTAAACTGCAACTCAGTAACCCACTTCATGGTGTACTCCATCAATTCTGCGACGTTGAGAACCGCTACACCCTGCATCGCAAGGCTTTTGCGGAATTCGTCTTTTGAACCAACTATGGTCAGGGGAACAGTGAACTCACGCACACCGTCTTTTGGCAGGTGTAGCCGCATAACCAGCAGCTCACCCAGTTCTAAGTCTTTTAATCTTCGTACAACGTACAGGTCGTTGAAGTAGACCAGCTTGTCCTTTGCGGCCTCTTCATCAACTTCCCCATCTTCGTTTACAACTTTCTTCCCGCGCTTGAATACTCCTCCCGATTTACCACGGAAAAACGGGTGCGGGTACTTGGGGATCACATACTGAATGGGTTCCGCGTTAGCAATACCAATCGGCTTCTGTACAACGATGTTGTCTTCTTCGCTGGCTTCTTCAACTTCACGCCCGAGGACAATGGGTGACTTGATTTTCCCCCAATGAGAACACGTGGGGCATACGTCGGGTTGAAACTCATTGAACCGCTCACACAGATACGGTCCTTTGATCAGCGCCGCCTTCGCGTTTGTAACCTGCGGGTCGTAGTTCGGGTGCTTCTCCGAGATACGATGTATAGCTTTGTCGTTGTCAACGCAAAACTTCGCAATCGACAGTCCTGCACGCCAAAGTGGCTCGGATATTTCCGCTTGGTTTGTTATAACTTTGGCTAGTTGTGCACACCCCTTGCCGTTGACGGTCTTCATCATGATCGTTCGGAACCGACTGACGTAGCTGCCTGCCAGCGCATCCATCATCGCATCCCGTTCGGCGGCGACAATTTTTGGCGCGCTGGTTATCACATCATTCAGGTTATCCGTGAAGACCAGTTTAGAGAACAAATCAAACTCAATCGGCGCACCGGCAGCTCCAACCATACAAACTTCTGTCGGGGGCTTGTCCTTGTAGTTGTGTGTCCCGGGTATACGCAACACCCGCGCTGCGTCTGCGGTGACTGCGGGGTCGGCTCGCAACCCCAAGGACTTGCATAGGCTCTTGAATTGATTCGCTACCGGTTGCCATTCGCTGCGTGGCACCGGGGATACCAACTGCCAGTACGCATGTATCCCGCGCCCTGAGTTGATAACCGTAGGGCGTGGCAGCTTCGATTGTTTACAGAAAAGTTGAAGGCCGTGCAGTGCCTCGCTTTGTGTTGAGTAGTCTTTAGATGGCCCACAGTCTAGGTCAAGGAAGAACGCTTTGAGTTGAACGACGTTATCGGCACCGCGAGAGCCTGCCGAATCAAATGTCCCCAGCGCAAAATACGCATCGTATGCTTCATTGTCCAGCCTGTGAGCAGCTTGGATCAGGGCGTCTAGGTCCGTGTAAAACTCCTGCTTCCTTGTGCGATCCCGCACAGCGAACAAGCAGAACGTCCCTTCGTCTCCCAGCATCGACCCCAAAAATGTTTTTGTGTCCATAGCTGCCATTCGTAGGTGTCGTGGTAACTGAAAAAAGAAAGGGTGGGGAGCGACCCCACCCTAAACTGGAACTCAGTCGTCCCACTCACCTACGATGTCTGCCAAATCCGATTTCTCCGTCGGTTCCGGCGCAGCAGACTTCTTCACCACCTTCTTGGGTTCTTCTACTACTTCTGGCTTGGCCTCCACCACTGGCGCGGCTTTGGGTTCAGGTTTAGCCTCCGCCTTGGGCGCGGCTTTCGCAACGGGTGCCGGTGCTGATTCCGGCGCTGCTTCGTCCGTGTCCATCTGGCTCACTGTCATGGTGATTGCTTTGATGGCATCGGGGTGCTCACGCAAGCCGATCACGGTCTTCAGTTCTTCATCGTTCAGCGGACGCACCGGCTTGAACACGAGCTTCATCTGACCAGCAGGATCAAAACGCATCTCCGTTACCACGCTGATCACATGCGTGTTATGCGCTTTGAGGTGCCGACCGTAGGCTTGCAGCGGCATCTTCTGACCATCCGAATCGCCAAACACGCTGGTAGCAGGCAGGTTGACTTGATATACCTTGTCATCTACACCGCTATCACTTGCCAGTGCCACGGCAATCCGTTGTGCAAAGCGGCATGCACGTCCATCACCCTGTGCAGCAGAGCCTCGGATATTCTGGGGGCAGTCTTTGCAAAACTTCGACTGCCGTTGATCCTCGGGCACTGCTGCATCCGGCGACTGTGTGTCGCTTGACCAACATGTGGGTTTTGACTTCTGGCCTTTGACGTAGGTGCCTGCGTAGAAGGTGCGGGACACGGGGGCTGCGTTTACGATCACAACTTGTAGTGCACGGTCTTCAGAGATGCGGACTTCTTTACCGCCGATGATTTCGCGGAAAACATTGCCCTCAATACTGATGCGGCGGCTACCGCCAGATCCCGCGATCTTATCGGTCAGGTTGTCCTCGATGCCTTGCAGCAGGGCCAAGGCGGACGACGATTGATTAGCAAACAGAGTCATAGCGTTCGACATGAAGTTCTCCTTAAAGGTCTTTGTCAGGGTTGCCAAGATCAAGTTCAAGTTGTACCGGGAGCTGGCTTGGCGTCGGCTCCTCGGTGGGGTTCTTCGTTACGGCTTCCATAATTTTGGGGATGCTGAACCGATAGGTGTTACCTATCCGTATGTACGTTTCTTTAGGAATGAGCCCCTGTCGGACCCACGCACGTACCGTTGAAATAGACACCGTGAAGTGCTTGGCTACATCTTCAATCGGCACGAGCCGCTCAAGCGTGCTCATTACTTTCTCCTTACTGTGATGGTGTACTCGCTGTCCACGTTCAGGCCCGGGGGCAGCGCGTCCGGGTTTGTTTCCAGAAACTGCTTCATGTTGCCTTGATGCAGACGCTTCTCCAGCAATTCGGGCACGTTGTGTTCGACCACGAACTTGCCCATCGCCTCCCAATCATTTGTCCAGTAGCGCGTAGACACGCCGCGATAAAACAAACCTTCGCCGGTTCGCACCGACTCCACGTTCTGCTCTTTGCAGTACGCCAGCAGCGCCGACTTGATTGTCGTCATCTGCTCCTTGAGCGCCTTCTCCTCGGCTTCGTACGCTGCTCGGAGTTCGCCCAACTTGCCGTTCATCTTGAGGTAAACCTTGACCAGCTTTTCAACTGGGATGGGGGGTGCTTCTTCAGTCACGTTGTTCTCCTTGGGGAATGGAATAGTCATTATAGTGGCATTTTGTGGTTTATGCAAGCAGCTCCTTGTAAAGATCAACAATTTTCGCGTGTACGTCGATTTTCTTATCCAATAAGTTGTAAACGTGTCTTTCTATACCTGAACCAGCAAGTTGAACCACCGTGGAAGGGTGATGTTGCCCGCTTCGATGCACCCGGGCGTTGGCTTGCGAATAGATTTCCAGTGACGCAGTTGGCCCCCACCACACCACCGTGTTGGCCGCAGTCAGCGTGACGCCATGGGCGGCAGCTTGGGGCTGGATGATCAGCACCCGGGGGTTAGCTTCGTTTTGAAAGCGTGTAAAGATGTCAGCGCGCTTACCTGCGGAAACGTCACCACTAATGATTTCATTTTCGTACCCGTCTGCGGTCAGCTTCTGGGACAGGATGCTGATGACGTGCTTGAACGGGACAAAGATCAACACCTTCTGACTTGACTCGTCGATGACCTCGGTCAGTACGTCGTACCGCTTGCTGATGTCAAACTCCAGTGTCTCGCCCGTATCGGAGTACACGGCACCACAACTGATCTGAAGGAGTTTGGACATGTTGACGGCAGCGTTGACCGACGTGATCTCTTCGCCTCCGGCTTGGATCACCATGCGTTTCTTCAGCAGGTCGTAATACTTCTGCTGCTGCTTGGTCAGCTCGACGTTGCGCCGGGTGTAGGTCATCTCAGGCAGGTCAAGGCACTCGTCCTTGGTATACCGGATGGCAGGTTGCAGCGCGTTGTATACCGTCTGTGTTGCGTTCTCTTTGGGTAT